AAAGGGTATGGAAGTTCTTGAAATGGGCGGAATTACTCAGCTTTATGAGGCTGTGCAAATTGATCAGGCTCAAGCTCGTCGTGAGAACCTTAAGATGCAGAATGTTGAAGATGAGCTTATTCAGCAGATGTTAATGCCTCCCACTGATCCTGCTACAGGCCAGCCTTTGCCGCCTGAAGAGTATATGATGGATGAGATGGGTAAGCCGCAGTTGCCGGAGCCTGTCATCCCTGTTAATACTTTTGATAACCATGCCATCCATATTGATATCCATAACCGTTACCGCAAGTCACAAGCTTATGAGTCGCTCGATCCTATGAAGCAGCTTTTATTTGAGATCCACGTTCAAAAGCATATGGAAGCTATTGCTGCTCCGCATATTGGTGGACCGCCTACTGCTGAGATGATGATTGGTGTAGCTGAGCAACAAAGAAATCAGCCGCCTCCCACTGATGTTAATACTCCAATGGATCCTATGGGTGGCGGTATGCCTCCTGAAGGCGGCGGAGAAAATACCGGACCAGTTCCAGACCCAGCTAATGAACAAGCAGGTCCTCCCCAATAGCTATAGGTATTGACTCATCCTGTAGCCTAGTAATAGAGGCCAGGGCTTCGGTACAGCCTCGAAAGGAAACACAATGTCGGTCGCAGCAAATGAGCCGGGTAGTACAGAGTCCGGAGTAATTGATCAAGGCTTCGGAATGATGAACGGTGGAGAACCTAATCCGCAGGGAGTAAGTTCTCAGCCGCAATTACCGGGTACTGAGCAAACGCAACAAGAGAAGATGAATCCCGCGTGGGAGAGTATGTTAAGTAAGCTCCCACAAGGTTTACACGGTTTGGTAACTCCGGATCTTAAGCAATGGGATCAAAACTACCAGCAAGGTATTCAGCAGGTACACTCCCAGTACGAAGGTTATAAGCCTTTCCTAGAGCAGGGTGTAAACCCAGAAGCTCTGAACAATGCTTTATTAGTTCAGCAAGCTCTAGAGGCCAACCCGGAGCAATTTATCCGGACCGTGGCTGAGTATTATAATCTTCAGCTTGGGGAGCAGGGCCAAACTGATCAGCAGGAAGAACTCACAGGTGATGAAGAAGGTCTTCCCTTCGACATTACACAGGATCCTCGTTTCCAGCAATATCAGCAGATGACTGAGCTTATGGCTCAGCAAATGTTGACTCAGAATCAGCAACAGCAAGATGCCGTTATGGATCAGCAAGTTGAATCTGAGTTTGCCGCAGCTAGGGAAAAGCTCGGCGATTTTAACGAGAATCTTGTAATCCAACAGATGCTTATTACCGGCCAGAGCGTAGAGGAAGCCGCTCAGACTGTTAATGAGATGATCCAAGGTGAAGTTGCTAAGCATCGTAATCCAGGTGCCAATGCTCCCATTATTATGGGTAGTGGTGGCGGATTACCTTCCCAGCAAACTCCTGTGAGCGATTTATCACCGCAAGACCGCAGATCATTAGTCGCACAGAGACTGGCTGCCGCTCAACAGGCTACAGGAGGATAACAAATGCCCGCTACTATGACCACTGTGTCCGCCCTTCTCAAGGAGATTTATGAGAAGGACGTTCAGGACCAGTTAAATAATGATGTTGTAGGTTTTAAGCGCATCGAGCGTACTTCCGAGGGTGTTACTAATGAAGTTGGTGGACGTTATGTGACGTTCCCGCTTCGTACCGGCCGTAACCACGGTATTGGTGCTCGTAATGAGATGGAAGCTCTTCCCACGGCTGGTCAGCAAAAGACTGCTGCCGCTCGTGTTGGTCTTAAGTACCTTTACGGTTCGATCCAGTTTACTGGTCAGACCTTAGAGCTTGCTAAGGATAACTACCAGGCTTTTGCCTCTGCTCTTGATGAGGAAATGACTGGCCTTAAGCGTGACCTTGCTAAGGATATGAACTTCCAGTTCTATGGTTCTGGTACTGGTGTTCGTGCGAGTGTTACCGCTGATGCTGCCAACAACGTTACTGTTAACACCACGCAGTATCTTGAAGTTGGCATGATGATTGACGTCATGGATATTACTCTCGTGACGACTCGTATCTCTAACCGTCAGATCACGTCTATTGTTGGTCTGGTTGTTACCTATAACGGTGCCGATGGTTCAGCTTCTATTGTGGCCACCGATGTTGTTGTTCGTACTGGTAACACCAACCGCGAGCTTACTGGTCTTGGCGCTATTATCAAGGCAACGGGTACGCTTTATAACGTGGACCCGACTGTCGAGCCGGTCTGGAAGTCTGTTGTTAACGCTAACGGTGGTACTCCGCGTGCCTTAACTGAAGCGTTAATGATTAAGGTTGTTGACGATGTTCGTGTTAACGGTGGAGAGATCACCGTTGGATTCACTAACCTCGGTGTACGTCGCGCATACTTCAACCTGCTTAAGACCGATCGCCGGTTTGTTAACACCCAGAAGTTCGAGGGTGGCTTTACCGGTCTGGCATTCACGACTGACAAGGGCGATATTCCTATCGTCGTAGACGTTGACTGCCCATTCAACCAGATCAAGTTCGTTAACGAGAAGAGCATTAAGCTTTATCGTCGCGAGGACTGGTCTTGGATGGACTATGACGGTAGCAATTTCCAGCGGGTTGTTGGTTTTGATGCTTACCAGGCTACTATGTTCCAGTACTGCGAGATGGGTACGCACCGTCGTAATTCGCACGGTCTGCTTGACGACATTACTGAGGGCTGATTATGGCTGTTCGACGTAATCCTGGGGAAACTCCTCCGATTAAACCGCCTTTTGTGTCTAGTCGGAGGACTAATCCTAAGCCGCCATTTAAGCCTAGGCCGATGCCAGGCAATGATCGTTCGGTTCCTGAAGATGAGGATCCGAGGAAGAAAGCTCTTATGAAGCGTTTAGGTAAGAGCCAGTAATACCCATCTATCAGGGGCCGGGTCTAAATGGCCCGGCCCCTGAGTCGTATATGGAGGTGTAATGCCTAGTCTCGCAGATTTAACTAGGGCCTGGCTTCTACGTCAGCTAGGTCTAACGTCTTCTACTTTAACAGAAGCCGATTTACAACAGCTACTTTTTAGCCAGCAAGGTTCTGGTGGTGGTGGCGGTGGACTTGCTAGCAATGTCACTTATAACTCAGGGCGCTATTATGGGCCTAGCGAAGATGTTTCCGCTGGTGTTGTCACTACTGTTATTGACAGGTGCTGGGCTGTACCTTTTGAAGTTGGATCTACCAAAACCTTCGATAGGATTGCGTCAGAAGTTACTATTGTTGGGTCTGGCGGCAATCTTCTTAGGATGGGTATTTATGGTACTACTAATGGTGTACCTGATAACCTTATCCTTGACGCCGGGACCTCAGATGCTTCTATTCTAGGTGCCTTTGAGAAGAACATTAACCAACAGTTAGCTCCTGGTCTTTACTGGCTGGTTATGGCTTCTCAGGTTGGCGTTCCTGCTGAAGTTAGAGCACTTGGATCCGTCGGGAGTAAGTATGTTGGACATACGGCGAACCCTCTTAGCACTAACTTTAAGTCTTACCGAACAACCGCTGGTGTTAGTGGCGCTTTGCCTGCTTCTTTTGGTGTTCCTGTAGCCGACTCTTCGGCTCCTAAAATCTTCCTGAGGGCGTTATAATGCAAGACAATATGAATTTTATGGATATTATGGTCCCTGCTGAGGATGGCCATTGGGTAAACGAGAAGTTTGCTCGTATTGCTGAGGTTATCCAAGACTATGACCCTCGTATGCGTTTAGTGTGGATTCCCCCGGAGAACCGTACTGACCAAGATCAAACTCCTCCCTATGCCGTTATCTATACCAATGGACAAGGACAGGAACATCTTGTGTTTAGTATCAGAGAGGAGGAGTTAGATGAGCGGGTCTTAGCTCGTCTCTTTCAAGGTGATACCGGTAAACACGATGTGCTGGCTGATATCGAGGCACAAGAGAAAGCTAGGGAAGTTCTCGCGTATAAGGCTAAGCTTGAGAAAGCTGAGGAGCGTCAGGACTTCATCAAGACGGTAGTTGGCTCTGGTAAGCACTCGTTCAAGCATAATGGGAGGGTTATTCCCACATGATCGTATCGGACGTTATTACAAGAGTTACCCGTCAGTTTGGTGATGAAGCTAACGTCCAGATTGACAACGCGGATATCATTCGTTGGATTAATGACTCAGTACGGGATTTCTCGGTTCAGAATGATTTAACCCAAGCTACAGGAACCATTAACTCCGTAGTGGATCAGAACTCCTATACGTTCCCCGCTGATCTCCTGTCTATGCGTTCTATCTACTATGATAGCCAAAAGCTTCAGTTCTATAAGCGCACTGAGTATGATGAGTATATTAATAAGGTTGATCCGTTAGAGGAGCAAAGTGGCACTCCCATCTTATATACTCGGTGGGGTACTGAGTTTCTGCTCTATCCTAAGCCGGACTCAATCAAACAAATTAAAATGCGGTACTTACAGCGTCCCACTGAAGTTACGGTTGAGGGAGATACTGTTCCTCTTCCACTTGAGTATCATAACCGAGTCGTAGAGTACTGTTTACAACAAGCTTATCAAACTGATGAAGATTGGGACGCCTCTACTCAAATGTCGTCCCAACTTTCTGATGGATTGACTCGTCTCAAAGAGCAGGAAACTTTTCAGGATAAGGAGTTCTATCCTGGAATTACTGTTCTAGCGGACGATTCTGGATACCCCTATGGATATAACTGATGCCAGCTGAACCGATTAGGTTAGGCCCTTTCGTGGGGGGTATTAACCAGTTATCAGACCCTACCGCGTTACAGGATAACGAGCTAGCTGACGCTATTAATCTAGAGCTTGACCTAGATGGTTCGTATATTGGCAGGCCACCGTTTTACGATAACACTGAGCCTTCTACTGGAACTGGTTTAAGGCTGCTGGGTTATTATATTACAGACTTGCACACAAGACTTATTGCCTCAAACTCTGCTGGAATCTGGATCTTAGAGGCTGGTGTTTGGTCGCTAGTGTCTGGTACGTCAACAGTTAAAGGCGCGGCCATGGTTCAATACAATGGTCTAGCCTATATCGTGGCCTCTCCGCTATCGGTAGGTAGTGGTGGGACAATTGATGATGGTGGTAACTTTACGGCACAAGCTGCTATTAAGAAAGGATCCGGAGCGGTCGTTCATAAAGAGCGGCTATTCGTGGTTCCTGGCCCAGATAAGACTGGTGTGGATAACACACTGCTTTATGGGTCTGCACCTGCTGACTTTTTAACCTATCCTGTAGCTGTCTATATCAATAAGGGTGATGGGCAAAAG